AGCTTTACCAATTACACCATCACCAAAGTAAACTTCAAATTGACCATTCTCAACTTCTTGTAAAAAATAATTATCTGCTGTACCTGATACTTGTGTAATGTCTGTTGCAAGAGTATAAGTTGTAGTTGTAGAATCCGATGCTGAGTTTTGAACTTTAACTGTAAGAGTTGTTGTGTCAGCATTACTATCTGAAATAATAAATCTTTGGTCTACATTTGCTGTATCAACTGTATATCTTGTTGTAACTAAAGTTCCTTCGTATAGTGATAGGTTTTCAAATACTAAACTACCACCAACTCTTGTTTTAGTTACATCTGTTGCAACAACAAAATTGTAAGTAGTATCATTTATTGTTGTTGAAAATTTTGCACCTCTTGACAATGTTGCAACATTAACACTTGAAGTATTTACATTAACATTAACAGTTGCGATTGGTGCTCGTGCACTTCTTGGAGTATACCCTAAAGTTTTAGCATGAGATACAACAGAAGACCTGAGTGATGCAGTATCAATAAACATTTCGTTTGCAAGTAGATTAGCATTCATTGATAGATAATGTGTGTTGTATGCGAGAACATCTAAGAGGGCTGACATACCAGAACCCTCAAAATCATAATCAGTAAATTCTGTTTGATTCTTTAAAAATATTTTCATATTAGATTTTATATCATCAAAATCTAATTCTGTAATTGAAAGTCTTTTATCCGTTGTTGCCATGTTACCTTACTCTTTCTACTATAACATCAAGTGAAACCATTTCACTCGGTGCATTAACAATGAAAAATTCTATTCTTACATTGTAAGCATTTCTATCTAAATCAGGAAGAGAATCAACTCTAATTAATTCTACTCTTGGTTCGTATGTTTTTATAACAGTTTCAATATTTCTTGATAACAACGAAGCTGATATCGGTGAGAGATTTTCAAAAAGAGTTGCACGAATATTAGAACCAATCTCTGGGTGAAATGGTTTCTCATAGTGATTTAATTGTACAAGATTTCTCACACTTCTTTTGATTGCTTCAACATCTGTTAGTTTTGCAATATCACTTGTAATAATGTTTTTATTAAAATTTAAATTTAAATCTTTAAATAATTTTACACTACGCTTTTCATTAGTAATACTTGCATCGTAATTTAAACTTCCAGAAGTTGGCATAAATTTCCCCTATGTAAATTATTTATAACAAAAGTTTACCCGCCTGCAAAAGTATTAGATGAACCTTCAGCAACTGAGGTACACGCAGTAATACCATCACCAATTCTACCACACCCTACATTATTTACAAATACAGTTGTAGAACCAGTTGTGATAACTTGTTGATGAGAAGGACAAGGTAAACCTGGTAAGACATGAACTGTATTTTTATCACCTTGTCTAGATACACCAATGTTGTTGACAAATACATTTTCAGATGCACCCTCTCTAAAAGGTGTTGAACAATGTGTTACATCGGCATCGCCCTTTCTTGTAATTGCTGGCATTACTCTTCCTCTCTACTCATAAGTTCATGAAGTTTATCATCAAAGGTGTTTATGTATTCGTGGTCTTCTTCACTATGAGGTGAAGGTGGTGGTGTAGGATTAAATTTAATAATGTTCTCAAAAGAACCAGGTATATCTTTCCAGTTGGTAAAAGTTTTTACTTCACCCTTTACCAGTATGATATATTCTCCATCACCCTTGGCCACGATACTTCTTCCAACTTCTTCTTCGATTTTTATTCATTGTAGAAGTAATTGGTTTTCTACCAATCGAAGTTCCTTTACTTGTAGGTTCATGTATATGTACTGTTGTTTGTTTTCTTCCTTTAGCCATTTTTTATTCCTTGTTCAAGTCAATTCGTTTACCACGAATATCAATGTTTTCTGATGCAGTTGTGTTTTGATTTGCACCATATGATTCACTAACATCACCAGTGATATTAGATGATTGAGTTCCAGAAACAGTTTCAGAATGATTGCCCTTTACGACAACTGTCTTATCACCATCAACTTGTATATCCCAATTACCTTTTATATATGTTCTACAATTAGAGTCAACTGTAAGATTACATTCACCTTTTATATTTACAAATTCAGAACCGGCAACAACTTCATAATTACTTCCTACAATTCTTGTTACTTTATTTCCATCAGCATCAATCTCGTAGAAAGTACCTGTTCTGTGATATTCATGAATACGCTCTGCAAACGGAGTATCATCAAATTCAACAATATGACCTGACTCTGTTTCTCTTACTTGATTATAAGGGTACTCGGAATCTACTCTTGTTTTTTTTGTTCTCTCTTCATTTGTTTCTGTTGATACACCAATAACATTATCTTCATGTCCTCTTGATGAATCATTACTTGTTTTTAATTCATTCCATGTTGTTGTCGTATTTGCAAGAGGAATATTTTCAGTTGCAGCTGTATCTCGTGCAGAACGATTACCATGAGTAATGATATCCCCATTTGCATCTTTGGCAGTCGGTACTGCTAGACGATTAATATCTGATTCATCTTTACGAACTGGGTAAGAATAAGTTTCAGTATCTTCATCATAATATCCATAGTCTTGATTATTTCCTGGGTCATTAAACCCTGAAGATGTATTTGCATAAGTATTTGGTTTACCAGGGAGTGTTCCCATGATGATGGGTTCTTGTAAATGTTGAGCGTCTTTGAAAAATCCAATGACCCAACTGCCTTGAACCAAAAAAGGAGTTTCACCTAATCCATTCATAGACGGAGTAGTAACTGGCATCATGACTGGTGCCCATGGTAAACTCTCTGTTGGGATTTTAGTTTTGTCTTCTGTATGATAACCGACAGCACGAACTCTTACTCGGCCTAATCTCTCTGGGTCGTTTCTATCTTCAACGACACCAATAAACCACATGAAGCCATCTCTGCCCATAAAAAAAGAAGTATTTTGCATACTTTTATTTATAGTGATGCAAAAAAGGCTCTATCTTTTTTTTCTTGTTTGATTGCAGATTTCAATCGTTTGATGTATTTATCCATCTCTTTGAGATGTTCATGTTTTAAATACTTAGCAGCATTCACTTCTCTTTCATCAGCAGATTCATCAATCGTTCTTTGATGTTTACGAATCAAGTCGCCTGTATCTCTCATCTTAAAACGAATACAATCAGATGCACACATTATTTTACTCATACTTATATTGTATCAAGGTTATTCACATTTGTCAAGAGGTATTTCCAACTTTTTGGAAATGCATGTTTTGTATGATAATGAATTTCTTTTGCAACTTGTTGTGTTTCTACTTGACTATGTTCTTCCAATCGTAATGCACAGACTCGTGAAAACGCATAAAGAGTTCCAGACCAATACCATTCGGTCATCATGTTCTGTGGTAATATCATTCGTGCAAGTTCAGGTGCAATATCTTCGTCTATCATTTCTTTATAAAGTTCTTTAGATTTTTTTACAAAGTCTGTGATGTCCCATTCGACTTCTTCAGATGAACTTCCTTGTTTGATATTCTTTGCTCTCTTACGCCACATGAACGGAATATAAAATTCTGGTTCATCATCTACATATCTTCTACTAACTTCATTCCATACTAGACCAACTTGATGTTTGACTAACTGTCGTGCAACAAAGATAGGTGCCTTAATTCTAAATTGTAATGAACAATGTGCAAAGGGTGACCAATGATTATGTTTGGCAAGATACTCTATGAGTTTTTCATCATTGTCTTCAAAAGTAAATTTTCTTTTTGAGAAACTAACTCTGGCTGCATTAACAACTGTTAAGTCTGTTCCCATTTTATCTATAAGTTCAATTTCCATTTTCTTCTTTCTCTAATTTATAAAGTTGTAGATAGTACCAAAAACATTGTGGGTACTGTGTCGGGTTTGGAACTGTACATGAAAAATGATTATTTAAAATAAAGTGTATATCATTGATATTCATTGATTACAAGTCCACCATCGAAGCCACAAGAGAAAAGTAAAAATGCAAGTATCAATCCAAAGACAAAAGGTAGAATATGCTGTACATACAATCGACTTGGTGCAATACGAAGTTTTAGTCTGTCAGCTTGTTTAAAACTTTCTTCAGCTTCTTTTCTTTGTCGTTCTTCATCTTCTGGGCTTAATCTAACCATTCTATTTCCTCAAAACATTTTTCTATTTTATTTCTTGCTTCTGTAATTGAATGTGCCTCAACTGTTGCTGAACAAAATGTACCTTCAATCGAAACATGAATATCTGAATCATGTAAAGATATATTCTGTGGCATTGCAATCTCAAAAGAAACAACAAAAGTTTGTTTACTCGGAAACTGAATTATCTTCTTTTCTGACATCTATTTCGTCCATCACAGCTGTGATAAAATTATCTGTTTCACTAAAGGCTGCATTGATTTCATCTTCGATTGGAAAATACCAAGCCAACCAAAATCCAACTAATATACCAACTATATATTTCACTACTCACCACCTCCTTTCACATAACTTTTTAATCGTTCTTTTGTTTCTTCTTCATACCCTCTACGATATTCTTTGATTGCTTCTTTATTGTCATAGACAGTACAATAAGAATATCCAATTTTCTTTGCCTCGGCATCACTTAACTTATCGTAAGTGTTACGACCTAATCGTTGTGCTATTTTTTTTGAATTGAGTTTCCAGATTATTGACATGCTCTCTCCATGACTAACCAAATGATTGCCCACCAAGTAATGACATGCACACCACAGATGATTTCAAACCAATACTTTGAAAGTGAACCCCAAATTCTAAATTGTATGAAGTCGCATATTTTTACATACATTGAATACCAAAACATAATATCTCCTAACTATTAATTGACCAAATAATAACGGCCAGTACAAAGAGTACGCCGAACCAGAAACCCTTCCACCATTGACTCATATCTTTTGCCTTTCATATTCTGAAACAGTTGTACAATCTCCTTTAATGACAACAGTCTGATAAGGATTACGAAAAATAAAATCTATGTCTGCTTTGACAAGACTACACATTGCGAAATCACTTCTTGAAACGACCTCGTAAGTTTTTGGACTAAGTACACCATCATTACTTATAATACTA